ACTGTAGGTCTAAACGCATAGTTCTTTATAACTGCAAACGGACTATAAGTTGGCATGACTTTGAAAGGTCTGCGTAGTCTGCTTGTGTTTGAATAAGTAAGTGCACCTCTGTATGAGCCGACCTTATCTATGTTAGTTACAGACCAGAAAGATAAACCACCCATAGTAATTATAATGTTAGGGTTGAAGTCATTGATCTCTTTATATAATCTTTCAAGGTCTTGTTCATAGTCTTGCTTTAAAAATCCGTATTGGGAAGGAGAATAGTTTGACTTCCACTCCCCTTCTTTCTTGATAGCCTTGTACTCGTTCCGCTTGTGAAAGAAGAACTGAGCATTTTCTTGTGCTGGCTTTAATTGGAATGCATGAGTGAGCATTACGGTCTGTGCATCTATACCTGCGAGTGTGCACATGGGATTCAATACCTGTTGTATGCCTCCTGTATTTATTTTGTTAAGTCTAGATTCGGTAGTCGTAGGATATTCTAAAACTATGCAAATAGAATTCCCAGAATCTGGAACCTGTGACTCAACCCGCTTATGTACTGCATACTCACTCATACTATCACAAACTACTTATTAATAATCTTTTTAATAGAAGCTTGTAATATGTCTTTGTTCTTTCCAACCATCTCGTGCTTTACAACACCCGAGAAAGACTGACCAATTGATTGCTCAAGTAGCTCACCAAAAGATTGTTCCTCATCCATCTCGAGAGCATCAGTTAAGAAACTCTTTAGTGACATGGCTGGGTTCTTTTGTTTCATGGCATTAGGCGTAGCCCAATACTCCAGTCTTGTTGGTTCTGCATTAGCTATGTCAGCCTCATCCAAATCTGATTGGATAACTCCTGTAGCTTTTACATTTATCTTCACTAACGGAGTTTGGTTTTCACCTACTCTGTCTGATCGATAACTAGTAATTACAAAATCGTAACTACCTTCTGGTAAAGTAACCGTTTGTGGTACTTCGTTTGGTGACATGCTTAAAAAGTCATGTACGTCTGATCCTGTCATGGTATATACCTCCTATTTTGACATTGGTTTTGACAACTTCTTCTTCGCATTCCCTTGAATTGCATCAAACAATTTAGCAAGATCAAGCTCTGTGTTAGGTTCTAATATATCTAACGCAGGAACTTTGAGATCCATTCTATGATCTGATACAGTTCGAAGCGAACGTTCTGTGCCTTTGCTTGAACTCTTAGTGTCCACTCTACAAACACAGTTAAAGTATCGGCCCAATTTTGTAGATAGCTTTGAGCCCACACTAGTTGGATATGATTTACTCACACCCAAATCCCCTTCCATGTACTGCATGTGTGTTGTCACCACCACATTACACGGAACTTCTGAACCAGTTATATATTGTATGAGGTGTTGCACATCACGTGCCGCTGTTCCCCACTCTGGTTGAGATGGTTGTTCTGTTGGTTTCTTATTATTAAATACTAATGCACTACGTAATGCTGACTCACCCATAAGAGTAAGACTGTCGATTACAAGTACATCATCTTTAGTCCAAGTCTTGACTGAACCAAAGTCTTCATCTCCATCTTTCCAATTAGCAATTAAGTTTGCTCCCTTACGGAAAGCTTCTGCCTTACCTATTGGATCTTTAAGAGTTACGTATGATACACGATCAACTCCCTCTGGAGTTAGTAGGTCTGTCAATATAGATAGACCATCATCGTAATCAAGTATACGAAGATTCCTTCCTGCGTTAGCTAAAGAAGCTAGTGCTGCAGTCTTACCAGATCCGCTGTCGCCTACCAGTAATAGTTTAGTTACATCTGCTGATGTGTGTTCTTTAATACTTGCCATGTTGTTCTCCTGTGTTTGCATTATACTAAATTAATTTGAATCCGTCAATACTTTTTTTATGTTAATGCTAAATAAATAATACCTAGCATTATAGTCATGCTGACTACCACAAAAAATCTCATTTCGTTGTTCATAGTTCTACCTTTCTTGTTGCCATGAACCATCTGTGTTGTAACCACTCGGTAGTTCATTAGTCTTTTTAAATTTTTTTATTGTTTTACTTATGTGATAACCTTCTTCATTCTTCATACCCATAAATGTATTTAGATGTTCGTTGTCTGGATCTAACTTAAATAGTTCTATTGATAGATAGTCTATAATTTTATGATCCATTGGCGTCTTTAAAAACTTGCCCATTATTCTAACTCCACTTCTATTTGTAATTCATCGGTTGGAAATTCAACCACGTTATCTTCTTTCCTTAAGTCTTTGTGTACTTCTCGGTTGAAGTCTGCCTCAACTATAGTTGCTCGGCGTGATGGTGCTTCATTACATATGTCTCGGTACTTACAGCCACCATAGTTTGCACAAGCAGTGAAGTCAGCAGGATAATAAATATCCTTAGCATACATGTTAGATAGATCTATCTTGTGCATAGAATCTACATACCATTCTTCTATAACCTCATCATTAACTTTAAATACTGCACGTTCAAAGCGTGTAAAGTTTGCCCCAGTCTGTGCCGCCTCTACTATGAAGCCAACAACAGGCAGTTTTAATATGTGTCTTGCCGCCCATAGGTACGCATACACTTGATTGTTAGGGGTGAAGTTTGCAAAGTAATAACTAGACAGAGCAGTCTTAGTGGTCTTGGTATCCACCACATAGAGTTCACCATGTAACTCAACCACCTTATCTATACGACCGGACAATCTCTCACCAGTGTTAGCAAAGGGTACTTCAAATCTCTGCTCAAGTGCAGGCTCTCCATCAGGCATGGTGGCTATCTTAATTGTATCCTCCCAAAACTCTTCTGCTCGCCAGACAATAGCACGTAGAGCTGACTCAAGTCCACGAGCCTTGTCTTCAGTACGTAATAGTTCTTCACCAAACTCTAACAGCACCACCTTGATGGCGTGTTGTACTGACTCATCTTTTGACTTGCCTTCAAATCTGCCACGATCTATCTCTTCAAAGCCAACATGAACTGCTGACCCAAAGCCAGTAGCTGATGAGTATTGCTTAGACTTATAGCCTAATAAGTTTTGATAGTTGTAGTAGCGGGGGCATGATGAGAATGCCGTTAAGCTAGAGGTATCCCATACCATTTGTTTAGCCGTGCCGTTACTTTGCCACACATATTTAGGGAAGTGTGGTGCTTCTATGTATCCCATTCCGCTGTCCATATATTACTCCTTGTACATTTTATTTATAATAGATTCTTTGTCTGCATTATCTTTGTGCCAAGCACATAGGTTTGCCGCAATAGTTCTGCGTTCACCATCACCCTTGAAAGGATAGACCATATGTTGTAGCCAAATAGGAAAGATGTATAGCTTACCTACCTCTGGTTTAATAGTGCAAGTGGTTGGTGGTTTTAACATTGGGTTATCTAATGAAGATGTTTGCCCATAGTTAAAAGCAAGATAGCCATCTGAATTACCAGACGCACCAAATAGGTTATAGCTACCATCATTCGGACTGTTCTGTTTAGTTATCTGCTCGGGTACTTTAGTCCAAGTAGTTGCCGCTAGTCCAGTGATGGCAGGTACACTATGATCATGGATCGGATTGTAATCTCCTGCATAACTATGCACTGACCACATCTCATCTACCCCTACCTCCATCTTGTCTGGAAACAATTTACTTGATCCAATTCTATTTACAAAATGTTTAATGTATTCTTTACCAAGTTGATTGATAGTCTGCGTAAAGTGTATAACCTTTTCATGTTCAGCATTCATAGTCAACTGTTGACCATGTTGTATCTGTCCCACTAAATTGCTTGAGTGATCTTTCCTATTCTTTGCAACCATGAGATCATCAAGATAAGCATTAAGATTATCTACCATTGACATAGGTATCTCAGCTTCCATAAGTATTACTTGAGGAAGTTCGTGCATCTTTAATTTTATCTCATGTTGCTGTTCCATTATCTTGTCCCGTATAGTTTAGTCCATGACCAACTGCTTAGTTTGCCAGAGTACCTGTTAATTAATACTAATAGTCTGTGCTTCATCATGCGTCCTTTAAGATCATAGCCAATGGGTCTTGATCAAACTGTTTAGGCTTGGTGCGTGCCGCCTTTGCTGTGATTCTTTTGCCTGCTTTTTCTGCGGCTTTTATGTTAACCCTAGTGCTTCTAAGGTAAGCCATGATGGCTTGGATACCTGCCTCATCTTGAGCCAGATCAATCGGATCCATCTCTAAGTATTCAGTAGGTGCTACTAAGTCTTCACTACTTGTCTTCATTTAGTTGCTCCCTTCTTTCATCGTTGTCTAATTCATTGGGTGATTCTATTGCCATGATTACTGCGTCTGGTATAGTCTTCAAGGTTTCTTTATACATACTAGAGTGATATTGATTGTGTTCTTTACAGTACTCAAGACTCTCGAGCAAGGAAGGTAGCTTTGATTCTGCGTCTGTCTTATCGTATGCCTCAACCTCCCAGTGTTTAGTATGCATGTGTCCTGTTACTACATTGAATTTTTTCTTAGGTATTTTCATAGTGTCTCTCCTTTTTCTTTCTTGTTTTTGTCTAATAGATTCTTGGTATGAAAGCTCTAATAGCTTGTTCTCTTTGTCCCAATATTCGTGGAACTTCATTTAGTGAATGGTACTGTCTGGGTCTGGTACTATCCTTACCCCTGTTATTTCTGTGAAGTCAAGCGGGTCTGTAACTATACCACTCGCTATCATCTCATCTATCAGAGGCCCAAGTTCTGCTATGTTAGCAACGGATTGACCAAAGATCTTGAGTGCACCTGCTGTACCTACCGATAACATTATCATGCGTAGACTTACCTCAAGCAATGAACCCATGAGTACCCCTGTTGAGTACTGCTTAGATAGTTCTAGTAAGGGTTCTTTAAACTCATTGACACAATCTTCAAACTCTTTACGCATATCTTGCTTATCCATCAGAGTCACCACCTGTTATCTCAAAGTTAACTGCATTAATCTTTAGCTTAGTAGTCTTGATATAATCTTTGTCAAGTTTGTTAAGCCTATCTCTTACTGCCCTTAGCTCATCTAGATTATTAGATGAAATAATTATGCGTCTATTTCTTTCGCTAGTCAAATGATATTCATTGGTCATAGTTCTTCTCCAGTCTGTTCATTAATCAACTCAAGTTGTTTCGTTTCCATTGAGTGGGTTATACGCACAACATCTTTGTCATGTGCAATCTTAAGTAGGTTATACTTTCCTTCATCTATGTCAACCTCATTCTTCATCTGCTCTTTGAAGGCTCTGATGTATCTATTAAATCGCATAGCCAAAGCAAAAGGTTTGCTGGTCTTGATAGAGATAGAGGGTGTCTCATCTTCTGTCTCGTCTAAGTATAACTTAGCTTTTTCCAAAGCGTTTGAGATATCTATCTGTTGGAATAGGTTGTAGGTTCTCGGATTGTAAGCCATTTGCATTCTCCTGTTGATATTCATAATCGTCTGTGTCATCAAAGACTCCTCGTGCCGAGCTATCATTATAGATATCCTCTGAAGCGTCATCAAATCCATCTAGAACAAAGTCCCCATCATCAGGTATCCATTCTGTTTTCTTTGTAGTCTTATTATATTTACTTGCCATTGTGACCTCCTAAGTCTAGGTAGGAAGCAGTTTTTCCTACGATTAATATCCCAAGCCATATGATAGCAAGGGGGTTAGGTAACGACAGCACTGCCATTATCGTTAAAAATAAAAAAAATCCATGAGTTCCAATCCACCCATATATTTTACCAAATTCGTCCATGTTTCCATTCCTTTATGTTGTCCTCAATAACAATGTAGTTATCGGATAGGTTTACATCAGGCTCATCAGCATGAACATAGATAGTAGATTCTATATCATCTGGCATGAGTTTTATTTGAACAGGGGTATACCCTGCACCAATCTCTATTGCGTCAGTCAATCTAAATACTTCTTCATCAACCTCATACAACTCTCCTTTGATACTGTAACCATTTTCTTTTGGTATTACAATAGGAAAAGATCCATTAGCATAATCTCTTATGTCAAAGTCGGGGGCAGTATTATACTCACCTCTGTACTTTTGTCCGTCTAGTATGCCACTAAGGCGGTGTCCTTTTTTTAATGTGCCATACACAAATAGATTCTTAACCATTTATGTATATGCCTTTGAACTGTGCGTGTTTGTATGCCCACATAGCTTTTAGTTCTGCTGTTGGTGCATATCTTTTTATCTTATCTAAAGCTTTGTCTCTGCGTTCTATGGTTAGTTTGTATTTGTTGTATGCGTGATCACTTGTCCATGTCATGTATAGTCTCCTTTAGTATGTCCAGTATGGCAGGGTTATCTCTAAAGACTCCCATCAACCAGTTGGTTAAGGTGTTAGCTACTTGTTCTTCTGCGTCATCATCTTTCAATGCTCCCCCATCAGAGTTAAGAGAAGATAAGTATATCACTGCGTGAATTATCTCATGCAACAATGTGTTAGAATAATCAATGCCACTAATTTCTTTTTGTATTTCTATCTTGCTTTCTCTTGATAGGTACTGCCCAAAGTAATCGGTGTTGTTCTTTTTAAAAGAGGGAGCAACCCTCTCAATTAGTATGTCAGCAAAGCCAACCTTAACCTTAGTTAACTCATTGCTTTTCTTAGATTTTCCTATCATACTGAATCGCTTTCCCTTAATGCTATGTTGATGTCAAAAGTTTCGCTGAAGTATCTTAGTATAGCTTCAGACGATTTGTCCAAAGGACTATTATACTTTGTTTTAGGTGTCTTGTCAAATGATTTTTTTGCCTCGTCAGTTAGTTGCTTATGCATTTTTCGGGGCATGATAAGGACTCTACGCCCCCATGTCTTTGCTATAACATCACAGCTACTCTTGTAGTGGTGATTGATGTAGTGTTTATCATCTGTTGCTCTGCTATTCCATCTGCGGAAGTAATAGATAGGGGCATTAGTTTCTTGTACTTGTTTACATAAAGATCCCTTGCTTGTACCCTCTCGTACACAATCCCTTTGCTCATCACCATACTCATCTTCGTAGTAGTCGTAGACAGGTGTTTCAAATCTAACTTGTTCCGCCTTGGCAAAGTATCTATCTAAATAAAATTTAGCCATATCATTATGTCCTTTCTAAGTATGTTATTGATTTAACCACTGGGGTTTTGTATCTCTTGTTAACGAATTGTTTTGCGTGTTCGTAGGTGTAGGTACATACTTCTATGCTATCCATTGTAGTCTTACCTGTCTCTTGATAGCCTACTAGGTAGCGGTGTATCTCTTGTTGTTCTTCATTGGGTATATACACAGCCACCTCTAACTTACCACCCATACTCACGATCCTCATCATCTTGGATCATGTCGGGTTGTCCTCGCCATTCATCATTGTTATCTTCTATCAAGTCATTGAGTACAGTCACTTGAGACTGACCATGCTTAGCTACAAAAAACTCACGAGCTTGTTCCAAAGATATATTTCTGTCAGCCATCTCGTCAATCAAATGCCAAGAGTATTCTTGCATCTCCATTAACCAATTTTTTACTTGTCCCATATCATTCTCCTTTGTTCATATTAATAATACAGTAGCTATGACAACCATAACTACTTCCCACATCTCTGCGTCTAACATAGTCGTAAAGAATATTGCGTCAATCATTATTCAGTCCTCTCTAATTCATATACCACAACTGGTATAGTTTGTATAGTGTTTATTATCTCAGGCATCTCTTGTGAACTGGTGTGTATAGCATACACATCTTTGCGTACCTCTAAGGTGACACCGATTATAGCAATCAATCCCCACCCCCAGACAATGCCTAGAAAAAAGAAAGCAATCATATAAGTTTTATTCATATCCACACCCACAAAGCACTTAGTATTGTGAAAGTTATTATAAAGGCTATCGCCCATTCATCATTGTTCATAGTTTTATTCTCCGTTTAAGTTGCGAGGGTAGTAAGGTACAATCAGCTAACGATTTCATTCGCTTGGTAATTTATCCTTGCCCCCCTGTTTCATCTAGTCGATAGGCTCGTAGCTAGTGGTCGGCTTTCAACATACTCACCGATAGGGTGTGAGAAAATAAACACATAAACTTTTCTCACTTCAGTTCTCTTTGGCTCTTATCCCCTGTACAGTTCGACTTTTTTCACTCGACCAAATGCGTTTACTGAATACTGTATTATATCATATTGATATTTAAATGCAATAGTTATTTACACTACTGAACACCGCTAGATCACCGATTGAACACTAGTGGTCACGATTTCGGGGTGACCCACCCACACACCCCTATAATATACGATTATATATATATATATATATACTATATATAGTATATATAGTTAAGAGTAACATACTAAAGGCTATGGACACCCCTAGTATGTTATCTGTTGCGTATCGTGTTCTGTCGGTGTTCATACGGTGTTATACTATAGGTTGCCTTTGTTACCATCAATGTTAGACAAGCCCCATATCCATTCGGCAGTACCGATAGGATTGAACTCGACCTCATCTAGGATAGCTTCTTGGGTTGCCCCCAAAAAGTCAGCGTCAGTTAGTTTGGTATCATCAGGTTGAGCCATGTCAATAGTTGATTCAGCGTAACCCCTACCATACCTATCTCTAGGCTGATCCCTGTCCCAGTCAAAGTTACTGTTGATTGAGTTGTCAAAGTAATTATCCCCAGTCATGTCATCATAGAAACCATAGTTACCATAGTTTCCATAGCCATTTGACTTTACCAATGCCCCTGTCTTCTTGCCTGTGTTGACATCATAGTTGAAGCCTACACCACGATTGATCGAATAGGTATTTGATACCCAACCTATTCCCGCAACCTCTTTGCCTTGTTGCGGATTGACAATAGTAAACTCTTTGGTTTTGCCATCAAGGAATACCATTTTGTCAGTACCGATTGTCTCGGCTAACATGTCTTGCCATTCAACATTGTATAGCATAGCAGGATTGTGAGCTAGTTGCGGTCGCAATATCCACTTGATAAATTGGTGAGTGTCTGATTTGTTGGCGTCAATCATTGGGGTAGGTAATCTTGCCCCATTATGCATTACCCATATATCACGACCATGTTCTTTAGCATTGAGAACTTGGAACGGGTGAGATAATGAGCGAGTGGTTTCACCCTCAGTGGTAAATCTGAAGTGAATACCCATTGGTGTATTCAAATCCTTGTAGATATCCCACACCTTGCTGATGTCTTTAAATGATTTGGGTACAATTTTGTGAGTGTGTACCTTGCCATTATTGTAGAACATAACTCCGAAGCCATCAGAATTATTTTCGTAGGCACATTCCATCAAGTCAATGTCTACTTTATTGGGGTTGTTTGTTTGTATTATTAAGCACATATTTTTATCTCCATTTAAGTTAAGATTTAACCATTGACAGCATTGTC